GACAACGGACAGGAAAGAGTTCTGGGTTCCTTACCGGGGCATTCGACTGTTGCTACACAGGTGTCTCCCTGTCTCTTGAGTGTAAGCTTGACAAGCACATCACCGATAAGCTCGTCAGCAGTCACTTCGCAACCGTCGGTACCTTCTCTGAGCTGAGACATAAGTATCAGAACTTCACCCTGAAGCATACCAGGTGTAGGAACATTATTGAACTTCTTTTCCATACCGTTACCTCCTGTATAATCGGCTCCCTATGTGTTATTGTTTTATTGTATATACATTATAACATATTTCACACAGGTTCACGAAGTTATCATCTCTTGGCTTTTCTTCTCTCATAAGCCGCACGTCTCGCTGCCTTGTCGGTAGTTTCTGCCATTCCAGCGACATCTGCTTCCTCCATGTTCTGGTCTGACGACTTAGCTGTTCTGTCGAGGTCAGAACGCTCTTGGGGAGTCAAGACGTTCTTGTTAGCGTGCTTTGCGTCAGAGTCTCTGTGGATAGAAGCAACGTCTACTCCATTAGGGTCATCCAAATCCACCTGAAGTTTAATGTAGACGAAATCCTGCGTGTTCGTGCCGTAGGCTTCACCCTCGAACTTCTGAGCGTCTTCTTCATCCATACCGAGCATTTTCAGTGCAGCTGTAACCGGGCTCTTGAACTCATGTACCTCTCTCAAATCATACTTGCTGCCGGTGGGCTTACCAAACTTAGAGCGCTTGTAGCAAGCCGGCTGCAACCCGAGTTCTTTAATCCACGCGATGAGACGATTATAGCCAATCTTTTTGTTAGAGTCAGTCTGTTGCTGATTGTAATCATGCAACTCCTGAGCAAATCGTCTGTTCGGCGGAGATGTCTGAGACAGGTCTTTCAGATTAGAGAAGGTGAACTTTTCAGGTGGAGTTCGTCTGATAATCTCCTGAAGCTTCTGGAGTTCAGCGTTGTCGAGCTGATACCAGGTACCCGCATCATTGGGGTTTGCTTCTTTTCTCTGCTTTGCTGTTGTTCGCGCAGAACAGTTCAAGATGGTCTTAAACTGCTGGTACTGCTCTGCGGTGAGATGGACGGTACAATCCAGCACAAAGTCACGTCCTGTCGGCAATCGTAGCATTAGATAAAACCTCCTTACCAGCATGCGATAACTGCTGCATCGTGTTTGTATAACTACACACGCACGACACGTGCGTCCCGCAAAACCGTTGATATTATGGTGAGAAACGGTAGGTTCCTCTATCTATTATATTCTTCAACAGTGATATAGAAACTGGTCTGGAAACACCGTTACCAGACCAGCTATCTTTACCACCTGTAATAATTATAGACAATGTGCTCCTTTTCTGGCTCATTACAACCCCAACCTGCTAGCACAGCACATCGGTACCAGTCGTCACCTGCTACTATCGGCTTACCTGTAGGTGAGTTCTCAAGTATTGCAGGGTCGAATACATCAGATTGTGCTGCTTCTGCGATTGTAGGGTCTACCTCGAGTTCCACTTCTTCAATGCTTCCGAAATTATCTAAAGCGGTGGCGGAGTAATACCAGAGGGTGTACTGTCGTTTCTCCTTAGCCATAATGCCTCCTTAATATGGGTAGTGACCTGTGATGACTCTTTCTGTGTCCAGGTGAACTTCCTCAACCTTTAACTCAGCATGCCTCCAATCAGGGTCTTGATGCAGTCTTGCACGACGCTCTGCGTGCTTCGCATCTTCTGCGCATATCAATAAGCTATACGCTGAGCACCAGATAGGTTTGCCCTTTCGGTCATAATCCCTATCATCACCACCAGGAGGTGCGATACGGCTAACCCAGAACAGCTTCATTTCTTCATCACGAATGTAGCCGACTCATCAGCCACATGGAGCATCCAAGCAAGCGGGTTTTCATTGAATACCTGACTGATTGGCTGAACGTCCTTAACGTCCCAGGTACCCATGTGGCAGTTGATTGCAGCTGCTTCTTCGTCGGTAAGGTCAATGTATCTAGAAACAAGGAAGACCGACTTACTGCCGTGACCGCCGAACTTGAACTGCTCGTCGTGGTCCCAGCCCATATACTTCTCCCAGTATCCTGCCTCGTTCTTGCGGGACTTTTCAACCTGCTTATACATATTGACCTTACACACGTCGTGAAGCAGTGCCACCTTGATTACAGAGGACTGGGACATCTCTCGGAACTCAGGTCTGTCCTGGAAAGCATTATACAGACGAACGCATTCATCGAACACTGCCAAGCTATGGTCAGCAAGTCCGCCTTCGTATGCGCAGTGATACTTGGTACTTGCAGGTGCAGTAAAGAAGTCGCAGTGCGGTCCGTCGAGCCATGCGATAAGGTCTTCCATACCAGTAGCCTGAGTAGAACGGAGCAGGTTAATGATTCTTTCTCTTGGTGTTTCCATGTTAAGCATTTCCTTTCTGTTTATCTCTTTCTGCTAGAGCATTCGCCTTGCAGTAGATGTAGTAGTAGCAAAAGTTATCGAACACGTTTCCGAATAAAGCTGCAATGAACAGTACCGTCAGGTTCATAGGCAGGATTATTGCTATACCAGCGCCTAAGAGTGTTGCGATGCTGTTCACGATGTTACAGTTATTATCGTAGCGTTCTCGACTCTTCTCGTCCGGGTGTACCTTAGCCCTGAGACGAATGCCTCCATTCGCCATGTTTCGCGTAATAAGTGCATATATTAGCACATTTAGCACGAAATAGAACTTGAGGTCACCAGTTATCAGAACGTGAGCAAATAGAAAACCGTCAGCAATAATCTCTGCGGTTACAATCCAAAGATAATGCCTGTACAGCACGTCACCTTTCTTGTTCCACAGAAGCCCAAAAACGATTACGCCTAGGCAGGTAACTATTTGCTCACCTGATATATAGAAATGATTGACGACCTTCATCATCTCCGCATAGATGTACGGGTAACTCATTGAGTAAAATAAGTTGCAGATGAGGTTGGTCGTCAACATTATCTTAGATAGTTTCTGCCGGGTCATTAGGTGTACCCGTGTTCGCTTCAGTCGCTCTCTTTACCTTTGCCTGAGCCTCAGCGCTGGCAAGAAACGCTTTATAGCGTTCTTCGTACTCGGCCAGCTGAATCTGTTCGAAACCGTTCTTGGTTTCTTTGTAGCACAGATTCAGCAGTACTTCCTGCCCGTTCGGTTCCTTAACAGAACGAATGAGAATGGTATCGAACTCACCAGGGTTCGCATTCGTAGCGAAGTCGAATGCCTTAACCAGGAACTTGCCGTTCGGCATATAGGGCATGGTGAGCGGGTAGAGCTTGCTGAGCTGCTGGTTGATAAAGTTGTTGGTGTAGGTTGCACCGTTCGGGTCGACACAGATGAAGCGGTCATTGTCATGGTAGTAAACAGAGCCGTCTTCCTTGTAGACTGTCTTGAACAGCGAATACATTCTGCGGCACTGATACTCCATTGTAGTAGGCGTTTCGTGCACCAGGTTCCAGACTTCTTCAACATCCTCGATAGGTGTGAGCGGGTATCCAGAACAGAGTCTCTTCAGGATACCTGCGGTGATGTTGAAACTCATACCAGAGTGTCCGTCACCACAGAGTGATTTGTATGCTTTAAGAGCACTCTGATAACAGCCCTTAGCATACTCCAGTTCCGCTTTGCCTATATCGGTGTCTTCCTTCTCTATTGCCGCACACTCACGTTCGCAAGCAATGCGGATTTCCTCTTCTGCCCATTCGGTCATGCTCATACGGGTACTTCCTCCTTTTTAATTCCAGTAATAATTTCGCTATAAGGCAAGCTCTCAATCCATCGGCAGAATGCTTTCCACTCGTCCAGCTTGTGACCTTTACGCCAATGGTACATCGCGGCAAGTACCTCATAGTTCAATTTTACAGTACGTCTTTGATTGTAACTGCTAGGCAGTAGCTGTATTAGCTGCCACCACGCATGCTTGTCCTTCGTCTCAATGAACTGTTCACGATAGTAGTTCATCAGTTCGATGACTTTCTTAATCATATCGATTGAGTCCAGTCCCAGGTGGTCGCACGAGAAGTCATCTATGGTAAGCTCTCTATCATGAATTTTGTGCATCGTGCTGCACGAATTCATTTCGATGTAGTCTTCAATGACGTGGTCACCGTCGTAGTCATAGAAGTTCTCCTCGTCGACGAAATCCTTGCCCTTGCGGTACGTCTTGAATTCTTTCCAGAAGTACAGAGGGGCATTGATGTCAACGAACACATCGATATAGCGACGGTACTTTGCGTGTACCGGACCACCAGAAGCAAGCTGGTTCATCAGTTTCAGGTCTGCCGGTCCGACATGGTCGTCCTGATTATTGAACCTTCCGAAACCACTGTCTGATTTGTCCCAGCTGTTCTTGGGATTCCGCATTCCCCTGATAGCAGCATCTAAGCCCACTACCTGGGTATTCTCAATTTGTATCATTAGGCACCTCCTGGCTCATTCTTCTCAGAGACATCGCCTCTGATAGTTGAAAGTGCTCGGCAAACTTTGCATTTTCCTCACACTCGTCACACTTGCTCATATCAGAACAATGACCATCAAGAATGGGACAATAGTTCTCGTCATTTTCTTCCGTAGTCCTATCGTCCCAGAAATTGTATTCAGCCATTGTTCTTCTCCTTGTTCTCCTCGATGCTTTTCTGAATAAGCCGAAGCTGTTCATCCCAAGGCGCGAGTGCTCTGCCGATGTCGGTAGCTTTCATACTGCCAACCAAGCCGTCACCGTAGTTGTCATACCATTCAGCTTTAGCAGCATCCTGCTCAGCACTGTTACCTTCCTTATCGCCGTCCCGATAATTGTACTTGAAAGCATTGAGCTTGCAGAACCAGTATACAGCAAGGTCACCGAAACGCTCACGCATCTCCTCGATGCACTCTTTCTTACCGGGCTTATTGTAGTGCGATGGGTGGTCTACATTCTTTCTGATTGATTCATCCATAACGATTGCTCCTATTTCTGAGCCCGCCTCCTGCTGTTCTGTAAACGGAAGGTAATCTAGAATCCCTTCCGGTAGCAAATTAGGAGGTCCTAATCTAGAATTGATGGCTCGTATCTTGCTTATTTCTGACTGGCTTCCAGATAAGACTTAGGCCACTCGACTTTGAAGTTCTCCCACTTTTTGTAGGCGTCGATGTAAGCCTCGTCGCTGTCGCCGTTGTAGGTAACCTCATAATACATACCGTCGGACATG